GTTTTCCCCGTTGGGTCGCCTTCCATCGGTTTATCCACCAGCACCAATTCTCTTCCGTTGTGCATAACTCTCCAGGTTCTGGAGGTTTCCTTCTCATGGCTTCTCGGGATGGGCTCGTAACCTCTCACGATTCGAGGAATTTGGCGCAAGTCATCATCTGTCACTCTGAGTTCAGGTTTTTCTTCACCCTTATCATGTTTAAGCCAAACCTTCACCAATCCGAATGGTGTGCTCATTTCCGCCGCTTGAGCCTCTTTTTTATTGGTTCTTGCAAACCATCCTCTCCTAATCGTCATCCCCTGAACATCTTCGGGCTCGATCTTTGCCAGGATTTCTAAAGGATCGCCTTCCGCCTCCTTCTGGACCTTGTGCATCGCCTCAATAATTCTTGCCTTTTCTTGTTCTACTCTGGCCTGATCCACTGCGTTTTCATTTACGGATACGCGCTCACCATCATCTATCTGAGCCTGAGCACGGTATTCGTTTTCAATGGATTGGTTCATGTCGCCAGCTTTTTCGCTAACGAGCTGATCCTTGTTGATAGTGTCGGCAACTTGTTTGGTGCGGGCGGCGTCAACTACTGCTTCATTTGGAGTTGGATAGCGGTTGGCAATGCGGCCTTGTAAATCTTTAAGAGCATCCTCCCTAGTTAGTGGACCACCAAGAAGGTCAAAAGAGCCCTGATCCGCGTTTCCAGATTCCCGCAGACTATCGAGGTGTTCTCCCAACACGTCCACTACATGCCGATTTGTCCGAGAATCTTTTGCGAAAAGTTCAACGATTGCATCAGCATAGGGATCTTCATCAAACTCTTTCTGTGCGGCAATGTCCTTGAGTTTGAATCCTTTCTTGTAGCCTTCCAAAATCTTTGAAGCGGCTCGGATAATAGAAGGAGTGATATCCAGCTTATTGCCTTCCAACTGCGCCACTTTCGGCGCCAATTCCATGAGCGTCTTTAAAACTAAACGTGCCTCAGGCTTATCCACCTCGGTGACCAGGTTAATAAGCGTGTCGTTCTTATAGGCTTTGGCAAAGATAGCTGCTTCAGCTCTATCCCTAGCCGTCTTATTCGCTTTTCCTGACTTACTGTCAATGAGCTCAGCCTGCTCTTCCGCTGGGAGCATTTTGATGAAATTGACAACCGTCTGATCTGTGATGCGGCCGTCTTCATCGAACTCCAGCTTTTCAAGGTCGATTCTCTCTGCGTCGTTCTTCGCACGCTCCCTCAAGGACATTCTGGATACACCGCTTGTGTTGGTCTTATCCGCTAAGTCCTTCGTCACATCTTTAGGATCAAGAACTCGAACAAGAATAGGCTTCTCCATGCGTGCGATTTCATCGCCATAGATACCTGTTCTTCTTTGGTCTGCTGCTAGGTCAGCTTTGTATTTGTCGGCAGTCCCCTGAGCGTAAGCATCTTGCAATCCGGCAATACGGCCATTCCCTGCGATAGCTCTAGGCCCTTGAATATTAGGATCTGTATAGGCTGGATTCTTGTGCCCAGTAACATCGTTGGAAACTAAAACAGAATCCGCTTCAACAACTGCGTAATAAACATCATAGGATTTGTCCCCTGAGGCGGCTGTGTCCGTGTGACCACGCCTAATTGCAGGAATATCTCCAGCGTATGTGATGACAGGTGCACCTTCTGCCAATAAAGGAGAAGTTCTTAGAAGTGAGTAGCGCGGGTTTGCGGATATGGCCTTCATCTGCCGTACTGAGGCATTGGTGCTTCTGTCACGGTTCTGTAAAGATTCGAGCGTTTCCGTATTCAGCTCGATAGGCCCCTTCTTTTCCTCTGCCTTTTTAGTGGGCTTAAATTTA